CATCTGGACCAACCATTTGAGATGATAATTCTCTAACCTTATTCATATAATAAGTAATATTATTCTTATCTGCTACAGATGTATAAGTTGCAGATCTACCTTTAGCTCTATTAAATAAAACTTGGACTATATTACAACGATTAGCATCTTTATCATCCCAAGTTAAATCATAAAAAGCTTTTTTACCATCTTTAAACAATTCTGTTTTAACTTTAGCTGCATGATCTTTAAGCCATGAATTAAGAGCCGCTACAGAATCTAAATCGCTTGCTAAAAGCGGAACATTTCCAGTAGAAACATCTTTTGCCCAAGCATTAAATAAGAAGTTGTCTGGAAATGAATCTAATTGTGTTTTTGGGTCAACAATGCCAGCTGTTCCTGGAGTTGCTTTTGGTGTTTTAGAAAGCTGATCTTTTGGATCTGTTATTAATCTATTATTAATTTGATCAATAAGCTTTCCAACCATCGTTTTTAAAACTTTATTATCTTCATTGTCAGCTTTCTTTTGAAGATATTTAACATATTCAAAAAGACCTGGAAGATAAACTCTATAACCAACTTCATTCCATTGATTGGTGTCGGCTGAGGCACCACCTTTTGAAGCATCAGGCGGAATTTTAGCACCAATAGATCCATAATATTGAGCTTGTCCAGGATCTGATTTAAAATCGGCAGCTTTATATACTAACTTATGATTATCTATACTAACATCATTTCGTTCTAAATATTGAATTAGAAATTCTATATTATTTAAGTCTGATGTTTTTGGAGAAGATTCTATTCCAGTTATCTGTAAATTGGGCATTCCATTAAGTTGCTGACCTAATGGTATCATAAGATATTTAGCAATACTTAATGCAGATGGCGCTGAGGCTGGCGCAGGAGTTTGAGCTTGTTTTAATATATTTGCAAACTCTTTTAATAGTGATGGATCATTTAAAAAACTCATATTTTCCTCATTAAATTGTAACTGAGCTTGTAGCAGGAGCTGCCGTCTCTTTACTCATAAATACTTGTTGTTTAATTAAATTAAAGACCTTATTAATTTGATTATTAACGATACCTTCTGGACATTTAAGATTTTGTATCATGAATTGTTTAAAAGAATCTTGGTCTTTAAGATTTGACAACATTAATGGTAATTGACTTGATGGTTGCTCCTTACCATTAACCCAAGTTGGTAAATTTACATATATATGGCGCTTTTCATTAATTGCCTTATCAATATCTTCTGGTTTAATATTAAGTCCCAAATCTTTTTGAGATACATCGAACTTATTATCACCAGTAATAAATGAACTATAAGTTGGATGAGATAAAATCATAGTTCTTACATGATCGTATAATTTAGTTATTGCTTTAATATGTTTGTATATTTCTATTGCTCTTTTTGGTCTTTCTTCTTCAGATAATCCAACAGGTTCTTTATTTCCAGGATCAACTTCATATCCAGAAACTAAATATGTAAGAGCATTCCAATTGCCTTTAGTATAAATATTATTTGCTGGCAATCCAAAATCTTGTTCTAATTGAAGAAGAGAATAAGCAAAGCCCATTATATTTTTAAGAGCATTATCGGTTCTAAATCCCCAAAATCCATCTGGATTCCTTTCGCCACCGGCAGGATTTCCAATACGCTTCATGGTATTCATAACTGCATCAAGTTCAAAAATTGGAGATGTTGTATCTTTTTTGCTTTGCAAAGATGTTTTCTTTTCATCTTTTGCCCAAGTCTCGCCCTTATGAGCATCATCCAATTGACTTGTATATTGCTCTGCCATAAAATCGGCAAAACCCTTTTTAGATGCTGCCTGTTCTTGTCCAGCCATTCCCGGACTTTTTATAACTTTACCTTCCGTTCCTGGATGAACATATGATAAATTCGCATCTTGCATAACTGCGTCTGCAAGTTCAATCATTGCTTGTTGCATTCTTCTAATACTATTATGAATTCCTAATTTACCAGGAGCGCTTCCGCCATAACCAGTTCCAGGCTTACCAGGAACTCCAGGCTTGCCAGATGGCATTGGTTTGCCTGCTGAAGGAACCGCCCCACTTCCAGGTGGTTTTGGAGCGCCAGCATTTTTAATTTGTTGAACTAAGTCTTTTATATTTTTGTTAGACATAATTTCCTTAGGCAGCGTTTGCTTTATCAAATAAAGGTTTTATATATTGATTATATGTATCTAAATAATCTTTTTTAATTGCTGCAGATTTATTTTTTAAAGCTTCTATAGAATCTACTCCAGACAAATCGCCTTGCAATGATGTTCCTTTAAATTCTCCTGGTAAAAATTTAATATCATATATAGATTTTTCAGATGAAGGATCATATCCTTGAGCGCCTGTTGGATTAAAGCTTTCAGCAACAGAAAATACTTTGGTAGAAACTGCATTTAAATCTGTTTCAAATGTTTTAATATATTTTTGTTCATCTGGCGATAATTTTGCTATTTTAGATTTATCAAATTTATTAAATGTTGTTTTAACATTATTCAAATAAGAAGCTAAACTAAATAATATCTCATAAACAGGTTTTTTCATTACTTGTGCAGATGCGTCTTTTTTACCTTGAAATTGATGTAATGCCTTAAAAGCTAAATTAAGAGCCATTTTAAGTTTAGTTCTAACTTGATCAAAACTTGCCCACCATTTTTTATCATCAGGATTTAATCTTGAATTTGGATTTGCTGTCATTATTGTTTGATCATCTTGATTCATTTTACTTATTAAAGAATCAATAATTTTTTTTGCATCAAGCCATGGTCCAGTTTCGCCAACATCAACCTGTCCACTATCTGGAGTATATTCTGAAAAATACTTAATAAATGGATCTAGTTTAGAACTTAAATCAACCATAACTTTATTATCTATACGTGGTATTGCTTTAAATTCTTCAACTGCTTGTTTTGCAGTATTAAGTGCGGACACCATGTTTTTAGCACCAGTAGCATATAAAGATTCAACATCCCAGTCTGCCGTATCTTGACCAAAAGCCATTTTAACGGCTTTTAAAATATCTTTATTGTTTGATAATTTTCCGGTTGGTGCTTTGTTGCTAATTTCAACCAACTTAAGATGCTGATCAATAATTGTTTCAATAGTTGCATCGCCGTCAACGCCTTCCAATTTATGACTTCCTTTTGGATGCGCTGCATCAACCAAATCTTCCCCCTCTTCTTTTGAGGTGTCATATAAGGTTTCGGCGCGTTTATAATTTATAAATTTTGATTCCAATTCAGATGCACGGTTATCAAATCCTTGTGCTCTTAAGCCGGCACATAATTTCATAACATTGTCTGTTAGGTTATTTGAAGGTGTTAAGTCAGAAAATTTTTCTGCATTCTTAACAATTTCAGAATTTTTTATCATGCCCTTTTGTTGAGCAATTTTTTCTAATGATCTAAATACAACAGAATCATCAAATTTAGCGTGTTTCCAACTCATGGCATTCCCTTCAGCAAATTAATTTAGCTAATCTAAATACTAAATTATAGATATTGATTGATAGTTTTGTTTTCTTCACGCACTCTTTTAATGACTTTTTCGGTAACTCCAAAATCTTGAGCCACTTTATAATTTGATCTTGAATCAGAAATTATCTGATTAATTTGAATTTCTGTGAAATATTTTTTATTATTAGGAGCCTTACCAATTGTAAGTTTTCTATTTTCCATAGGCTTTATATCAAAGGTCCCATTATTTCTTAATCTTTGACCATGTATACTACAATATCTAATACCATTAACAAATATATACTTAGCAATTCCGCAAACATCACAATGGGGAGCATTACATTTTAATTCTCCAGTTGCAAGTTTTTCTTCTTGACGTTTTTGCCAAACCAATTTTGCCTTGATTGATTTATTCTTTTTGGTTTCTTCAGAATCTTTTATTCCAATATGAGACTTAGAAAATTTTTCTCTAACTTCTTCTGTATAAATAGCCACATTATCTTTATTTTTTTGAATTTCACTCATTCTGGCTTTTTGTTCATCTGTTCTTTTAGTTCCTTGAGCAGGATGATCTTTTGTTGCAATTTGTTTTAATAATGCCTCTCTAATTTTTTGTTTTGTCTCTTCAGAATGTCCTCCATGACTGCCGCCAACCATTAAATTATAGCCATATTGCGTATTGCGACTATTATATTGAATAATACATAAGCTTTCCATCTCATTTATATCTTCTTGTGTTAAAGATGTTGCAATTATTTCAAATGTAAAATTTTCAATTCCATATTTTGCCATAGCAAAATGAATATATTGCTTATGTTTATTATTTTTTAAAGCATAAGACTTATGTTGATACCATCTATAATTAGGATTTATGGTTTGTCCTATATAAACATGATTATTTAATATGTTAGTGATCATATAAATATAATAGAATTTTTGCTCCATTTGGAACCTCCACAATATTATATATCACTGATATTTAGATTTTACCTTTAGAAATAAAGGCATTCGATCATGCTATTCAACGGTGAAGGTGGCGCCGTAACCATAGCAATAGCCGGATGTAAAGAACTAGGTCTACGAGTAGTTAATAATCCCATTTCACTAACATATAAATTAGCTCTAACAGGATATTGTTGATTAGTCTCAAATTGATCTGTTTGAAAGAACATTCTTTGAAACCATACAGTTACTCTTCCAGATCCCTGAGTGCTATCATCTCCAGGTATATTAGGGACTTGATAAGTATAATTGACAATTGTTCTAATTGCATTTGGAGTGCCAGATCCAATTAAATCAAAATTTAATTGGGTGCCAGCAACAAATGTAACAACACCATTAACTGGATTTAAAACTACATTAACGGTAGAATTAAAACTAGATGCTGTGATATTTGGTCTCTTTAATTCCGCTTTAATATCAATAGGAGTAACTAATGTTCCTCCAGGTCCAGCAACTCCAGTTGCTGGCACAATAACTACTTCATTCCAAGAAACATTAGTAAATGCTCTTGTTTTAATATCATCAATAACTCCAATAGGAGCGGTTCCATTGCTAATAGTTGCCATAACTTGATTGCCAAGAACTGTTAGTTCTGCAATCATTCCTGGCTGAAACTCTGCGCTTGGGTCGCATATAAAAGATGCTGGTAATGCGTTTCCAGTTTGAACAAGCCTAAGAATAATCTTTCATTGTTTCTCTCCAATGCCTCATTTTAAAATTTTGAACTATACGCAACACATAAATAATGTCTGGATATATACTTATATATGAATAAAAAATTCACAAAACAAGATATAGCGTTAGTTATAGACTTATATAACAACGGTAAGCAACAGTTTGAAATTGCTAATGAATTATGTTGTTCTCAAACAGGTATATCTGCAATACTTCGTCGTAATAATATACCAACTAGGGTTGGTAAAAAAATTAAATATAATGATATCAATACTTCTTTTTTTAAAGAGATAAATTGTGAAGAAAACGCATACTTTCTAGGACTACTTTATGCTGATGGATGTGTTCAAATTAAAAATAATGCATACGTAATGAGCTTGAAATTAAAAAACAATGATGAATATATTATAGAAAAATTTAGAAATATAATGTCGCCATCATCGCCAATAAAAATATCATATGGTAAATATTCTTATTTTAGAATAAATCAAAAAGAAATATGTGAACAGTTAATCTCACTTGGCTGTGTTCCTAATAAATCTTTAATTTTAAAGTTTCCAACTGATAATTTACCAAAAGAATTGATATCTCATTTTTTGAGAGGGTATAGTGATGGTGATGGATGTATTTATAAAAACAAACTTAAATATGGAATAAATACTATTTGGAAGATAGTATCTACTAAACAATTTTGCGATCAAACTGCAAAAATAATAAAGGAACAATTTAATATAAATTGTTCCCAATATTTAACATGCCCTAATAACCAAATAACTACTACATTATCAATTGGCGGTAACTTACAAGTAAAAATAATACTTGATTGGTTATATAAAGATGCTACAATTTATCTTCCAAGAAAATTTGAAAAATATCAAGAATTTATCAAGGTAATATAAATTGTTTAATTTTTAATCTTCAAAAAGTCTATTCAAATCATTATCTTCTTCATCTTCAAGATTGACAACTTCAGACTTTTCATTTTTTAAATCTTTAGCAGAATTCTTATCTGCACCATCATCTGCCATATTAAATACAGTTCCATGATGTTGTAAATTTTTAAGCATCTTTTCAGATGTTAAATTTTGAGTATGACGATCTTTTATTTTTCTAGGATCTGATGCTTGGCTTAAATTAATAGATTGACCTAAACTATTATCTTCATCATCAATTATTAATTCATATACATCTGGTTTCTTGTCAGATAAATCAACCATTCTTTTAACATCGACAAATTTAGGCTCATGATGTGATTTTAAATTATAAATAGATGCCCACTTGTCAACATCCAATTTTGACATAGCATATTCTTTACCTATAAAATCTTCAATTTGTTTTTCAGTAGCTCCAACGCCATATAAAGCATTATTTAATCTTATTTTAGCTTTCTTATCTGTTTTAAATTCTGAATATTCTGGGCTAAAAATATCAACACCAACTTCATTTAGTTTATCCAACAATGAATGTTGTTTTACTCTCATTTGAGCAATTTTCTCTAATAAATTAACAATGCGGTCTGCATATGTAGTTAAATTTGCTTCATCAAGAATTTCAGCAGCTGAATTTAAAAACTCAACAGCTTGTGCAAGCTTATTTATTGCTTCATCACCTTCTTGTGAGGCAAGATTTCTCTGCATACCTGAAATCAGGTCATTTTCAAAAACGCTTTTATTAATCATATTGCCCTATTATTTTGCTAAACTTTCAAGAATTTCTGTTAGTTCGGCAGCTTCTTCTGACATATTGGCATTATCAAATATGTCGGCTGCGGCGCCCAAATATTGAATTGCTTTCGCAATTTTGTTGAACTGATGAGTTTCCTCAAGGTCCTTGGCAATCAAGTTCTTTCCCATTGATTGCATTAATTCGTCGTCACAACCGGCATATTTAAACATTTTTACCTAACTTATTTCTTTGATGAAGACTTTTTATCGTCTTTTTTACCGAAAGGAGGTTTCTTTCCGAAAGGGGGCTTCTTCCCTGAAGAAGATGATGAAGATGATGAAGATGATTTGCCACTCTTCTTGTCACTTTTTTTACTATTCTTCTTATCCTTTGCAGAATTAGAATCGCCTTTTGATTTTCCAGATGATTTGCTACTAGACTTTCCACTCTTCTTATCCTTCTTTGCTTTTTCTTTCTTCTTTGCTTCAACAACAAAGGAGGCGATCTTTAAGCTAAGAGTTGAAGATTTTTCAAATCCCACTGAATCTAATGCTGCAGATGCAGTCAATAATCCATCGATAGCAATATCAAATGCGCTAGATACTTTTTCATCAGAATCATCATCTGCATAACTCTCATCAGAGTTGTCATCTGCATCGCTCTCATCAGAATCATCGGCATCACTCTCATCAGAGTTGTCATCTGCACAGCTTTCATCTTCCATATCTTTAGCTGCATTATCATCTGCTTTAGCAGAATCTTCTTTTGGCAAATCTGCGCCACATTTTTTACATGCGCCAGTAAAATCAGGCTCTCCAACATTATTACATTTTGGACAGATTGTAATTCCGGCTGCTGTTTTATAAGCCGCTGTTTTATAAGTTGACCCAAATAATGATTTATGGTCATCGCTCTCTAATACTGCATTCATTGTTGCAGCAACAAAATCTGATACACTTTTGTTATTCATAATATCCTCTGTTATTTGTAAATTTCTTAGAACAACTTCTTAGATGTCTTTGAAAATGCTGCAGTCAATTGATCAAGTAAGTTGCCTTCTGATTGTCCAGAAGTATTTACTTCGCCAGAACCGATCATTCCAACTTGTGGCATACGACCAGCTTCTTTACGCATTACAGGGGCATGTCTTGCGACAACCTTCTTAAGAGAATCGAAGCTCTCATCATTAAACTTCATAATTTCATCAACTTGAGAAGAGATTGAACTCTTATCATCATGGCATAATCCACGATTAACCATATCATAAGCTAATTCATAAGCTCTTGCCATCTTAACTCTATAAGATTGAAGTTCTGCATCAATTTGAGCTTTAACGTGTTCTTTTACAAGTTCACTGGCAAACTCAGATCCGCCGTCAGTTTGACCAAAATATTTCTTATAATAAGAAACTGCATCTTTATCTAAACCTTCTGCTACAAGAGCATCAAGATCTGAAGCTTGTAACTTGCCTTCACTAACTAATTTGTGAATTGCTTCTGCCTCTTTACGAACCTTTGGTGGGGCTTTGGCAAGATCTAACATTTTATCTTGAATCTCTTCAAGATCTTCTACCTTAGCTAAATCACCTGATGGTTTTACATCTAAATCAGTTGTAACTCCACCTTTTGGATGAGCTTCGTGAAGATGAGGAGATGTCTTAAGAGTGTCTGCGGCTAATTTAGCACGAAGAGCAGCGCGACCTTCTTTTGTAGATGCGGTTACTGTTACTATATCTTCTTTACCTACTCCAGCTGGCATTGGGGCTCCCTTTGATAATTCAATATGTGCATCATTATCATCTGCATTTAATGATTCTTCAGATAATGATTCTTCACCTTCTAATTCTAATAACTTATCTGAGATTTCATCATCAAGATCAAGATCAGAATGTTCAAAAGTCTCATTATCTAATTCCAAATCACCAAGATCTGCATTTAATGAATCAATATCGCCATTTACATCATTAACTAATCCCATTAAATCATCACTGTTATTATCATCCATTACGGTCTCCGTTGGGTCTTGTTGGGCTAATGATTGAAGTTCTGCTTCAATCTCAGCACGCTTAACAATTGCCTTGGTGCCGCGAGCATATTTGACGAATGCTGTCATTAATTTGAATGCATCAGCAACTGAAGCTTTAGCTTCGCTAACTGCATCTTCGGTAATAGAACTTACAATGCCATCATTTGATGAATTGATTGCGCCATTATCATACATGTTGGCGATCATATCTAATTCTTCTTTGTGGTCATTAAGTTCAGCAATTGTTTCTTTCATTGCGCCAGTTAATGCGCCATTTAATTCTCTTCTAAGAGTATTAAGAGTTGATAATCCGAAAGATGCAGACACTCCCATTTCTGGTCCTGATTCTGCGCCCATTTCTGACTTCTCACCAAGTAGTAAATTAACAGCTTCTAATAAATCAGAGCTTTTTGTAGCTACTTCTTTTGAAAGTCTCTTAACATTTTCTTTTGGATCGCCAGACTTGCCTGAATCTTCTGCAGGTTCAGTTGGCTCAGTTGCTGGAGCTGGAGCGTCTACTGGAGCGGCTTCTACTGGAGGTGGAAGCGCAGCATCTTGAGCTTTCTTGACTAATGCAAGAACTTTGTCAGCTCCTTGTGATCTAACTTTTTCCATTAATTGGACACCAAATTCTTTGGTTGCAACCTTATCGAAGAATAAATCTGAATTACCACCAGTTAAATCATTGACTGAAGCAGTTAATACTAATTTATCACCTAAGAATATCTTCCAAGCGCTATCGCCTAAACTAGATGCAGATTTAGTAAAAGCTGCTCTTAAAGTATTTGCTCTGCGAAGAAGTTCTTTGCGCTTAATTTCATCAGAAGTATCTGCTGAAGCTGGACTTGGATGAGCACCATCAACTGGACCAACACCTGGGAATGGCTTTTGACCAACCATGTGTTTATCTTCAGTGCGAAGTTTCTCATTTAATTTCTCAGCAGGATATTTTATTTTACCTGGGGTTGGCTCATTAACTCCTCCACCACCTTGGAAATAAGCTTCTTTCTTTTGCTCAAGAGCTTGTTTTGCAAGATTAACAATTGCATTGCGTCTAATTGCGCGCTCTTCGGCAGTTGCACGAGCAAGCATTTTCTTGCGTTCTAACTCTGACATTCCCACAGAGTCTGGACCGGGGTGCATACCATCAACTGGACCTGTATCCATTTGACCTTCCATATGTTTATCACCATCAGTACGTAATTTGTTGTTAGTTGGTTCCGCAGTATACTTTGGTGATCCTGGGGTTGGCTCTTCAGTACCTTGATAGTAAGCCTGTTTGTTGATATTATCTTTTGATCCAGACATATTTTCCTCTTGTTTGTGTGATTTATTAATGCTTGCTAATTTTTCCAAGCTCGTTTTCATTTGGCTCAATTTTGCCTCGATTGCAGAAGCAACTGCACGAAGCTCGGAAAGAGAATCTGCATTAGAATCAGCAGATGCATACCTATTGTTTGTGGATGGAGCCAATCCAAAATCAGTACTTACTGTAGTGCCATCAGCCATTGCTGATGATCCTGACGACTGATTAGATACCAAATCATTAGTATCTAAATCATCTTTTTTTAATGTTGCTTTAATTTCTTCCAATTCGTTAACGGCGCGCTCAAAATCAGATTTAAATGATTCCAAACTATCTCCAGTTACTTTAATTGAATTCATACCATCTACTTTAGTTCCATCATTATTTTTAGAAACTATAATAGTTGCATGATAACTTTCAGCAATCTTATTCAATTGGTCTTGTTTAGTTTCTACATAATTATTTAGCGTATTAGCCGCTGCAATGATATGTTTAATATGAGCTTTTGGATCTGCACCATTAACAACAATTGATAATTCAATCGGATTAAGATCAACGTTAATTTCACCATAACCACTTTTCTTTTTCATATGGTCACAGAAATCAGATTCAGTACGAGCCACACGATGACAACCAGTTTCACTACAAATAGCTCTTCCAACTGCTGTTCCCATAGAAACAGAGTGCGAATATCCAGTTGCTACTTTTCTAGCTAAATCTGGATAATTTTGTTTGTCAAGTGCACATAATGCAATTACGCGTTTTAAATTACGATCATAATAGGTATCAACTATAAAACCTCTTACATGATCTACCGAACTGGATTTATGATCTATGCAAAGAGGTTTGCCTACCCATTTTCTAT